GAAAAAGCCACCCGTGGGTGGCTAAGTCATTGGGATTATTTGGTCGGGACGGAGTGATTCGAACACTCGACCCCTTGCACCCCATGCATGCAGGACCTAGTAAAACACAGTAAACACGGCACATTTCTTGGCGCTCGCTGCAATCGACTGCTCATAGGTGCCAACCGCTGCGTGATAGTGTCACGCAAAAATCACGCAGGCATTTTAATCGCCTGCGCCCGCCTTCGGCGTTCTGCCGACCTATTCCCTTCCTTTATATAGCTAACCACCACCACGGCGCACCCCATCGACCACCGCCTCGCACGCCAGCCCAGCTATTCGGCTTCGCTCAAGCGCTGCTGCGCAGCTTCCCGCCATTCGGTCAGACTCTTCAAGCAATCCCCCGAGCACCACGACGGCAGAGGTTCCTGCCTTGCGCTGTTGGGCAGCGATGGCACTGCAGGTTGCCGATCGGCCGGCGCGCAGTCGGGCGATTTCCCCACGCAGCCCGCCAGCAGCAGACTCAGCAGCAGCGGCTCGGCCTTGGGCAAGTTCCAGTTTCTGTCGTGCACTCTCTCCCTCCTGATCGGCAACGGCTTGGCGGCGTTGTTCTTCTGTTCGGGCTTGGTTGGCGGCGCGCCGGTCGCGCTCGGCGACCTGCAGGCGGTAGTCGGCCAGGCCGGCCTGGGCCTTGGCAGTCTCGCCTTGGGCCACCACGACACGGTACTGCTGCCCGCCGGCAACCAGCACCAGGACGATCAGCAACCAGCACCAGGTCGGCACCGCTCCCAGCCAGTTCACGCCAGCACCCGCAAGGCCAGGTCGTACAGCGCCAGGCGCTCGGCGGCGCCGTTCGGCGCCCTGCCCGGCTGCCCGGTATTGATGATGCTGCCGATGTCGCGGATCCGGCCGGCGTCGGCTATCTCGTTCAGTCCGCGCTTCGCCCACCACCAAGCGGCGGATTGGGCGGCGTGCTCTGCCTTCTCGAGGAGTTCCGGCTCGTCTTCAAGCGGCAGGCCCAGGCCAGCCCCGGCATCGCGGTAGTTGCTGCGACCGGTGACCTGCAGCAGCCCGCGCCCGCGGTACCGCCAGCCTTCGCCGGATTCCTCCGGGCCGTTGCCCATTCGGCCGCCGTACGCCTTGTTGGCGATCTTCTCCGGCTGCCGGGCGTATGCGCCGGCGTTCTGTGCGGTGAACCGAGTGGGCCAGGTGCGCACCAAGGCCTCGGCGCTGTAGCTCAGGTTCTCGACCAGGTTGCGCAGCTGGCCGGACTCATGCCCGACTTGGGCCAAGAACGCGGCCACGCGCACCCGGCTGTCGATTTTGTGGCGCGCCATGGCCCGGTTCAGAGCAGGCAAAAAAATGCCCGCGACTGGGCGGGCCTTTGGGAGTATCTGCAGCAGCTGCTGCTCTGTGATCTGCATTCTGTCTTCTCCTCGCAAAAATCAATCCGCAAACTGATGGCTAGACGGTATTATCGCCAGTTTGAAATTCGGCCCTTGAAGAGAAATCGAGATGAAGGGAACAAAACTGAGCTATCGACCGGACATTGACGGGCTTCGCGCCATTGCGGTCCTGCTCGTGCTGTTATTCCACTTTGACCTGGGTGTCCCTGGTGGATTTATTGGTGTTGATGTTTTCTTCGTGATCTCAGGCTTCTTGATCACGGATGTCATCAGGTCTTCCTGTCAGACCGGCAGCTTTTCCTTTTACGACTTTTATGCCCGTCGTCTGACGAGGCTTCACCCAGCGCTGATCGCTACCGTTGGCATAAGCTTGGCTGCGGGCTATATCCTCATGGACCCAGCCTCACTTGTCAGCCTGGCTCAAGCATCGAAATACTCAGTTCTGTCCGCTTCGAATATTCTGTTCTGGAATACTCAAGGTTACTTCGATGCTTCGTCAGCGATGCAGCCGCTTCTTCACACTTGGTCGCTGTCGGTAGAATGGCAATTCTATTTCGTCTGGCCACTAATACTTTGGGCATCTCTTAAAGTTTCAGAGCGTTTCCTTCTAATCGTTCTCGCAGCGATTGGCTTGACATCACTGGCGGCATCACAATGGGTTCTTGGTGTCGACTCATCGGCGTCATATTTCCTGATGCCTTTCCGTGGTTTTGAACTTGCCATTGGCGCCCTATTGGTTTTCACCAAAATTTTCCGACTAGAGACTCGACAGGAATCAATTGGCACCGCTTTAGGCCTTGCGCTAATCATTGCTTCAGCGTTTTCCCTTGACTCGAAGTCTTCTTTCCCAGGGATCGCTGCGCTCGCGCCATGCCTCGGCACAGCGCTGTGCATTCAGTTCGGCGCATCACCTATGGGCGCGCTCCTCCGCATGTCGCCCATGGTTCGCATAGGGCTTATTTCATACTCTGTGTACCTCGTGCACTGGCCAATACTGGTGTTTGCGAAGTACTACCTTTATCGGGATTTGAGCACCGCCGAAAGCGCTTCCCTAATGGCACTATCCATAATTGTCGGCCATCTGATGTACACCTTCGTTGAGAGGCCGTTCATCGCTAAAGGGCGGTCTGGGCGTCCCGTCCCTCTGACGGCAGTGGTCGCAGGTGTCGCGGCAATAGCAGCGGCCACTACCAGCTTGTACGCCAGCAATGGATCTCCCGATCGCGTCCCTGAAAAGTACAAAGACTTTGTTCAAAGCCCTGCGGAATTCCACATAAAAAACTTTGGTGGTGCAGGCTTTGATGACGACACGCCACTGGGCAGCTCCGCCGCGACTCCTGCCTTCCTGATTGCTGGCGACAGCTTCGCTATGCAGTACGCGAGTGGTGTTGACTCGTTGCTGAAGGCCAGCAGCGCACGAGCCCAAGGCCAATTCACGCTTGGCTGCTTCTTGTCCAGAACTCACACCAGGTTCGATAACGGCGCCGCGAAGCCTGAATGCCAGGTTCGATACCATTCAATCATGAAATATTTGAAAGGCAACAAAGACCCTCTTGTAATCTCCATGAACTGGAGCGGATACACTCCGTACATCTCGGACCTGGCAGGTAACAACATAAAATTCGCCACGGAAAAACAGTATGAGGATTTCGTATCCGCTTCTCTTGACGAACTAATAGAGGATGCTGGCGAAAGGAAAGTCTTTATTGTAGGAAATGCACCATTTTTGGCTGCTCCAGTTTCGTCTGCATCCTGCCTTCTTAGGCCTACGTACATCCACCAGGGATGTGCAGATAGGCTTGAATACAGAAAAGAAATGACGTTCGCGTACTCTATAAACGCAGCTCTGCGAAAATACGCGGAATCCAGACCGAACACATATTTCATCGACCCGGCTGACGCTCTATGCAAAGACGATACCTGTCATGCAACCGAGAATGGCAAGATCTACTTCTCAGACTCGGTCCACCTGTCCAAGGACGGTTCAGCAATAGTAGCTAAACAGATCATTGACACAATCAATTCAACATTGTAGGCGATGGACGACCATGAAACACCATGCAAAGCGCGACTTAGAATTTGAAGCGATGTTCAACCTCCCCAGCCCAGAAGAAGAGATGATCTTTTCTCTGAGCAGGAGAGGAGCGGGCTTTCTTTCCATCTTTCTGATCGTGGCAATGGCCACGGTAGCGTATTTGGCCTGAGGAAAAAAGACGAGATGTTTCCTCAGTACGTCCTACCCTCCCCAATGGTTATCATCATTGTCTGATTGGAAAGCTGAGATTTCGTGGTAACCAAAGCCGGCGGACTGTTAGCAACGTTGATTGTAGTGAACGTGATAACTCCGCCGGCAACAATGAACTTAGGTATAGCTAGGTAGAACTGCCCAGGCGGAGCTACCACAAAATCTGCGCCTAGCACACTAAGCGGACCGCGCGGCGTCACCGTGATTTCCCCTGCGGCATTTACCGCTACACCGATGTACTTGGATGCGGCGGCAGGCACAACAGGGTCTCCTGACCCATTGAAAGAGATCAGCAGAGAATTGACCCTAGGCAGCGGCTGCATAACCGACGTCACAACCTGGAACTGTGCGTCGGGGATGTAGCCGTCAGGAACCTTCATGCCAGGGAAGACCAGTTCGCGCACAGCCTTGTAGATGTAGTTGCCGCCGGCGATGGTCGTGTGCACGTTGTCATGGCGCCAAACTCCTACAGGTGCACGCTCGAAAACGTCGTACAGGTTCAGGTAATAGCACCGGTGCTTTGTGGCTACCTGATACAGGGCATCGTAATAGCGACCTGCCAAAGAGAACCTACTTGGGTATACGTCCATTGGTGTTGTCGTTAGCAGCACGATGTCGGCGTTTGGTTTGTCTGCCCTGATATTCTTTACGATCTGCTCCATGTTGGCCTTATAGGTGGCCACTGGAACGCCCAAGGCTATGTCGTTGGCGCCAGCGATGCAGAACACCAGGTCGGGGTCATACTGTCCGATCATCGTTTCGTAGTTGGCCAGCATCTGGCCACTGGTCCAGCCGCCATGCCCGCTCATGCGCACGGTTGGCGTTACGGTGGTATAGCCGATGAACTGCACATTAGCTGCGCCCGGCAAGCCATCCGATCTGCTGACGTTCCTGATGGTGACGTCAGTGTCGCTACTCATCGGGATGTTGTCGATATTGCCGACGTTGAAGTCCATGCCGATGAACAGCGGCTCGCCCGCCTCGACCGTATCGAAGCAGGTGTTCAGCTTGCGGTCGTAAGCGTGGTAGATCGAGCCGGCGTTGAGGTTGACGAATTGGCCATTCAGGTAGGCCAGGATCAGCTGGGCCGGGTACGACTCCATCAACGACGGGATGTAGTCCGGCGGCAAGTTCAGCTCGTTATCGAACGTGCTGGCCTGCACCAGGCCGTACATGCCCTGCAGGGCCGGCTTCTCGCGTAGCTGCTTCACGAACTGCTGGTAGACGAACTTGAACCCCTCTGGGGTGGTGGTCACGTCAACCCCATTCTTCAACCCGGGCACGTTGTAGCGCATCCGGGCAATGATCTTGCGCCAGGCGTGCTCGGCCTTCAGCGCAGGCAGAACATCGAGTTCATCGACCAAGGCGTGCCCGATCTTGAAGCCCACGATGGTCTGCGGCTTTTCCATCGAGCGGCAGATGGTCGTACTGCGGTACTGGCCGCCGCTATAGAACTCGACCTCCTTGTCGCTCTCCTTCGTCTTGACCTTCAGGCCCCAGTCGAAGGCGACCTCCTCAATGGTCGGGAAGAAGATGTCGCGGATCTGCGGGTAGGTCGGAGCGAAGTAGCCGGAGTTGATCCGGGGCCATTCCCACACGTGCTTGCAGATGCCGGCGCAACCCACCCAAGTCTTGCCTGAGCTAAACCCGGCCACGAAGCCGCGGAACTTGTTCTCCATGCGCAGGAAGTTAGCCTGAGGGACATTCAGTGATGGCACGTAAAGTATTCGGGATGCAGGATCTCTTTCGCGCTCGCGTATGCCTGCTTGGCCTCGGCTAGAGTGTCGAAGGTACCCAGACCTACCCGCCTCCCGTCTCGGTTGATGTATGCCCGATACCGGGATCCGCGCCGTGAAACTCCAGTGACGCCAAGTGCTGAGTTTCGGTAAACACCCTTATTCCTGAGGTTTGCAGCCTTCTCGACCTTCCGTAAGTTTGAAAATCTGTTGTCCAGACGGTCACGGTTGATATGGTCAACTTCCTCAGCCGGGAAGGCGCCATCCATGTACAGGAAAGCTAGGCGGTGTGATGGGTATGAGCGCCCAGCTACCTGAATTCTCATGTAACCGCCACTACTCAGGCATCCAGCTATGTTCCCGGCCCTGGCTCTTGGGCGATTTTCCTTCCACCGAAACACGCCAGATTGCGGGTCATACGACAGAAGCTCTTTCAGTCTCTCTTGGCTCAGCTCAGGCATCCGGCTTCCTCGCATCCACCACGTCGACCTGCACCCGGGTGGGCGGCACGTTGTCGTGAGGGTTCTCGTTCTTGGTCTGGCGGTTCGCCGAGTGTTGGGGCAGGCTGAAAAGGTGATGCATCGCGCTGGTGGGTGGCAGAAGGCTCGCCAAGAGCAGCAGATGAGGGAGTGGTTTGGCGAGGTGCCGAACTACCTGATCACCCTAGCCGCTGACTACTGTGCCGAATGCACTGACGCTGAGTTTTGCGCCCTCGTTGAACATGAGCTTTATCACATCACTCAGGCGACCGATCAGTACGGCGCCCCCAAGTTCACCCAAGAAGGTCTCCCCAAGCTACAGATGCGCGGACACGACGTTGAAGAGTTCGTCGGTGTTGTTCGCCGCTATGGGGCAGGGGAAGACGTTCAGCAGCTGATCGACGCTGCATGCCGGCCGCCTGAGGTGGCCAAGATCAACATTTCGAGGGCCTGCGGAACCTGTCTACTCAAGTCGGCCTGAATCCTGACAGGTCCTGACGGATGGCATTCACATGGCAGCACTACGAAGCGAGGTCAAGGCCTTCATTGTTCAGGCTCTGGCCTGCTTCGATACACCGTCCCAGGTGGTGGAGGCCGTCAAGAAAGAATTTGGAGTAGATGTCAGTCGCCAGGTGTGCGAGGGGCATGACCCAACCAAGTACGCCGGACGCGGCTTGGCCAAGCGCTGGGCTGACATGTTCCATGCATGCCGGGAGAGGTTCACAGCCGAAACGGCCGACATCCCCATTGCGCATCGTGCCTACCGCCTCCGTGCGTTGGGCCGGATGGCCGAGAGGGCCGAGTCGATGAAGAACATGGCCCTGACTGCCCAGCTGCTGGAGCAGGCGGCCAAAGAGGTCGGCGATGTGTATGTGACCTTGCTTGACGAACGACGCAGACGCCCAAAGCACTTGGACGTTGGCGTCGATTAAATGGGCATGCTCGGGGTTATGGATGCTCCCGGTGTCAGCCAGAATCTCAGTCTGGAGCCAACTCCACACTTCAGGCCCAGGCTGGACAGTTAAGCCACCACTTTCCCGCTCACTCCGAAAGCACAGATTTACCGGGGGAAACGGTCGATCCATTATCCGTTCCCCTCTTGAGTATTTTATGAACCGGCTTAAATTTCAGTTTTTTGGATTGTTTCTCCGAGATCGGAGTGGAATGAAAATTCTGTAGCTGGGAGAGTCGCTCCAGGTAATCGAGTAGCTTCCTATGCTCTACGCCCGCGACGTCACCTTCCATCAGGCAGGACAGTTCCTCGTTAGACTGCAACCCACCTTTAGTCAGGTTTGCCGAACCCAAGATGGCCACGAACGATTCACAGGTCCTTCCGTAATACAGCTTCGGATGGAAGTAAACGGTTCCAACCGAGTAGTGCTGGATGCCACCGATTTCTGCCAGTGCAACAACACACTCTGGTTTCGTTTCTTTCTGGCTGCTATAGATCGTGATCGATGCTCCTCGCTGAACAGCGAGACAAAGATCTTCTCTCAACAGATCCAAACCACACATTTTCATCCACCCAGAACTCAGTACAATTTCTTCGGACGTTCTGAGCAGAGATTTGAGCTCGTAGAGATGTGAGCTGTCTTTCGTGTCGGAGTTGGTAATAAGTCGCACAGGAGTTCTCGGGGCGAGGGGAGTCACTTCACTTTATACGATGATGGCCAGGATAAGCATCAGTCGCGCCACGAAACGGCGCCTATCGATTTTGTGGCGCGGCCCCATTTGCAACTTCTTAGGCGCGATGGGCCACTTGTGTGCCATCACCTACGGAAGCAATAGTTACTCCCGCCAAGGGAGGCTCAGAAAATGATATCTAGGTTCGCTGTTGTTCCGGCTCTACCCGTGAAAACAGACGACATCAAGTCGGTAAGTCGCTTCTACACGGCCGCTACGGTTAGATTCGATATCTATGACAACCAAGAAAAGGAACGGCTGAAGCGGGGCTTCGCCAGCAGGTCCGTGGCAGCGGATGCGTGCCGGGTACTGAACGCTACGTCGCGCAGCCTTATGGCGCAGCACATCACAACGTAGGCAGGCTGAGCCCTATCCAGGCTTGAGCACATGCCCGCGCCGGGCAACCGCGTACAGGACAATCCCCAGCTTGAGGATTACGCCGTACAGGGTGGGCACATGGCTGCTCATGGCCAAGACGAACGAACCGAACACGCCAATGGCTACCAGGTAGAACGCGACGGCCAGTAGTGGATGATCCATCGGCCTAATCCGACGCAGGTAGTCGCACGCCGCGATCACCACCAGCACGCTCAGGAATGCGTTCGCACCTATCAGGACTTGAATTAGGGTTGAGCTCATCAGGTAGCCCCCTTGGCTCCGAACTGACTCACCGCCGACTTCAGGACTGGGATGATGTTCATTGCCAGTAGGCCTATGAGAAAGGCCACGCCGTATTGGGTTTCTCCGCCTGACTCAAGCTTGAAGAAGCTGATGGCCAGCGGGGTGCAGAAGACTGCCGAGGTGAAACCGGTGAAGAAGGCGGCGACAGCCTGGCCTCGGGTGAGACCGCGTAGGAACGTCAGGGAAAGGATCGCTCCTGCGAAGCCGCCAATGATCACGCCGTACTTCACCAGCAGGACGCCGGCAGTCGTGCTTGCTGGTTCGGCCATAGATGGTCCCTGGAAGAAAAG